ACAACGAAAGGGCTGTCAGCGGTATTTAGCCCGCCGTCGTTGAGGAAAAAATCCTCGACTGTGAACTGACCTTCCTTCCTCGGCATCGGTTAGCCTCGGATGGTGTGGACGATTGCTGCCGATGCGGTGCCTGTGACGACAACAACGATGCCTAAGTTATAAGCAACGTCGCAGTATACGGACTGGGTGTCGCCAATTGGGGCGGCAATCTTGACGAGCACGGTTCCGGCAGCGGTAGACACGCTATCATAGACAGTCACGGTGCCAGCGGCGGAGCCGCCGATGCAGATGACCGACCGCAGGCGACCTGAGTCTCCTGCGTTTGTGACGGCGGTTCCGGCTGTAACGGCGATTAGGTCGCTAGAGGTTGAAGCAGAGTGGGACATAGATTATTCCTCGGGATTGAACGGGATGATGGCAGTAGGATTGGCTGAGCGGTGGGCGATGATTTCGCGGAGTGACGTGAACAAGTCGTTCAGGTTTTCTCGCGCTAACGTAGAGGTGTCGGTGCCGTTAGTCAGCGACTCCTTCACTTTGGCTTTATAGACCGCGTACATGATGATTAGGTCGCGGAAGATCGGGGACATCTGGGAAGTGAGGCTGTCGCCGCCAGACAGCATAGTCTCAGGGAACTGGATGTACTCAAGGCGAAGACCGGCAGTCTCGTTGAAGTTTGGTACCGGGCGAAGGAACAATGAGTTCCCTCTAAACGAGTAGTCAGGAGAGTAGGATGGGCCAGATTCTCCTCCCGTCGTGGAGTAGCCTTCAGTGAGGTTGTTCCGGTAGCTCAGCATCTCGTAGCCGTTGGCCACCTTGCGGTAGAGGCACTTCACCTTGAAGCAGTCTGTGGGCAGGGCAACAGTCTCACTGCCCGCAACTAAGTTCAGGCTGACGGCGGCTGTGAATTGACCCTCTCCGGTCTGGATAATCTCGGTGAATGCTCGGCGGACACCTTCGTTTAGGTAGTTCGCGAGCGATTCGTCGGACCAAGTCGAGTTAGTCGCGGACGGCTGGCTCAGCATGTCCCTGACTTCAACCAGCAGTTCCTCGATTGTCGGAGCGGAGAGGGTCGCCATTCTTATTCCAGTTCTTTAGCCAGCTCGTTGATCTCATCCATCGTCTTCTGGACTTCGTTGATCTTCTTCACGCTGTACTCTTTGAGTTCTTTGAGGGCTTCGGCGAGGGCCTTGGACGATTCTCCGGTCATCTCAGAGGAGATGTCGGCCTTGATGTTCGCTTTGTCCATGTCCACGCGGAGCGACTTCAGTTCGTTGTGCTTCAGCCATTCAAGGTGCTTGATGCGATTGGCGATGCCGCTCTTCTTCACTTCGACCATCAGCTCCTTGCCTTCTTTCGACTGGCGGAAGTCGAGGTCTGCGAGGGTCTCAGGGACCGATACGAAGCCTAAGTAAGCTTTGACGGACGTGAGGAACGCAACCTTGTCGTCGTTCATTTCTTTAATCTGTTCAGGAGCGAAGGCGAACCATGCTCCGTGCGCTTGAACTTGTTGTGGGCGGGCGGATGCGTTCATTACGAGTGCCATAGGGAAATCCTTTCAGATTTATGTGAGGCAGTTACGCCCAGTTCGTTGACTGGACGATTGAGTCGAGCGACACGCCCGACTGAACCATGTGCATCAGGTCGCGCATCGCGGAGCGGTTATCGCGGATCACATCTTTCAGATGGTCCAGCGCCTTCGCTTGGCGTGCGTCCCGATAGTCTTCTTCGCCCTTCTCAAAGTCGGCCACCCAGTTCTTGTTAGTCCAGGTGTCCATCTCTTTGAGTTTGCGGATAACGTCGTAGTTGAGAAAGGCGGCGTCGATGACGTGGTGAATGTCGTTGAACTCGACATATTGCACCTTCATGTAGTTCACGCCTGCGTGGCTGCCTTGGTAGATAGCCGTCTTCTGGGAAGGCTTGCGGCGGATCTCGTAGCAGCCCCAGCCCCTCAGCTTCTTAGAGTTCCAGCGGACGTAGAGATGTGGGTCTAGGTCGCGGAGCGCACGTTCAAACGGCTTGCGGTTCACGTCAAGAACGTGGCCAGAGACGAGCTTACCTACAGGGGCGTGCCAGATTTTCATTCCGTGGGCCCCTTGTTCGCTCGGCGCATGACGTAGATGCCTCCGACTGCGACAATCGCAGCCGCGTAATCAACCCCAGAGAAGGGGGACAGAGTCAGTCCACCGAGCGTCACCCCTGAAAGGAGGAGCTTCAAGGTGGCGACCACGAACCCGAGCACGAATGCAGTCAGGGTTACGGATGGCTCGCCGGTCTTGGGGTCTAGAAGAAAGATAGTCTTCATAAAAAGGGTGGCAGGTGTTTAAAGGCACACCTGCCGAAGCCTACAAATCAGCTAATGCCGCTTGGTTTCGCAAGAGCCACGATTTTACCGTGTGAGTTGCGTTTGCCGGTGCCGAAGTTGGCGTAGTGTCTCCAGTAAGACTGGTATCCGTCCTGGTTCGCCAGGCGGAGGAACTTGTCGGAACCTTCATGTCCGGCCATCTCCATAGGAGCGACTTCGAACTTACGAAGCTCAGACTTGTTCACCATGTACACGGCGTTGTCCTGGCAGTCTTTGTCCAGCCAGAGTTCCTTGCCGTTGAACTGAAGCTTCGAGAAGCCCACATCAAGCTTGCTGTCCATGTACCGTTTTTCTGGGACGAGGATGTCCAAGTACTTCCGGCGCTGTTTGCGGTGCATGATGATAGTATCAGCTTCAGTGCCGCTCAACGTCGCGATGTCGTCTTCCAGACGTTGGAGCAAGTCCGCCGTCAGGTTGGCGCTCGAAGCGTCGATGCGGGCTGCACGCCACGAGTCACTCGTAGAAGCGTTGATGCCCTGGAACGTGGTGAGATCGGTCGAGTCATCGACGATGCCACGAAGGCCCATCATCTCTTTGCCGTCCGTGGGCGCCGTATCACGGATGTTCTCTTTTACGATGACATCGGTCGTGAGGAGGGCGACACCAACGGAGGTGGCGAGATAAACGACGTTCGCAGCGCGGTCAACGCGGGAGACGCGGATCGAGTCCACGGTCTTCGTTGCGCTGCTGAAGATGTCGAGGACCATGTTTGCGCGGATGTACTGCGAAGTATCAACCGTAAACGAAGTGGCGTTCGAGAGAACAGCAGCGGACGGGCTCGCGAGAGCGCCGTTACCGAGGCCGTAGAACTGGCGGTTCTCGTCAGCCAAGAGGCGTTCTTTTGCCATGTCGAGTTCGCGAACGACTGCGTTAGCGAAAGACTCTTCATCGCCTTCAGCCGCTTTAGCCAAGAGGCCAGAGAACTGGATAGGGGCGACGAGGACCTTCGGCGTTACCGACCACTGAGCGTAGTTCTCGTTGTCGATAGTGCGGAAGGCTTCGCTTTCAGTGATCGCACCAACAGACTCGTTGCCGTAGTCGTTGATAGCTCCGAAGAAGCCGTTACCGGCTGCGCTGTAGCTTTTGGTCGATTTCGCAATTTCGTCGATTGCGCGATGCGAGAGGTTCTGCATCTGGATTACATAAGAGTCATAGATGTTCTTAAGAACACCCGAGACTGTAGATTTAGTTGCTGACATTGTTAGTTACTCCAAAGAGGGGGTTAAAAATCATTGTCTGCTTTGGAGCGGGTGGTCGCTTGCTTCACAATCGCGGCGTAAGCTTCTTCTCTGTCCTTGAACTGTGGGGCTTTCGCCTTTCCAGCCGGAGCGCCTTTCGATTGACTCGAAGGGGCGGAGCTATCTTTGCTCTTATCCACGACGTAGGAGGCGCGCTCAGCACGTTTGGTAGCATCTAAAAACTTAGAGTACTTCTCGTGGAGCTGCTTATACGCCGCCGGGACATCTTTCAGACCGAAGTTAGGATCTTTGTACGCTCGGGCATCAAGTTGTTCCTTGTAAAGCTCTTGAAGCTCTTTCGGGACTTTGTGCTCGGTGTGTAACTTCTCGACAGACGACTCGTACTCGCGAACAACGGTCTGACGACCCTGTTCATCTTTCCAGGCCTTCATTTCTGCGAGCTGTTCCTTAAGACCGTCAAGACCGCCTGCCCATTCTCCGTAGGCTGGATCAATCTCTTTCAGACGCTCAACAAACGGGTGCGATTTCTTCGGTTCCGCTTGCTGCTGATAACGCTGCGACATCTCCTGCATCTGCTTTTGCATTTGCTGGAGTTGTTCTGCGTAAGTCTTTTTCTCTTCGATCAGTTCCTTGAACCGGGGGTGTTCATGAAACGGAAGTTGCTTCTCTGATTGTGAATTCTGCGACACCCGCTCTGCGGCTGACGTGGAATTGGTTTCTTCTGGTGAAGAAATCTGCGGCTCGGACGTATCCGCTTCATTAGCGTCCTGTTGGGTGACTTCTTCGCCTTCATTTTCGTACATACTGCTTCCCTTTCGTTTAGCGTCCTGTGACCCGAGACGGCGGGCTAGATAGGGGATCTAGGATGGTTAGAGTCGGCAGAAGCGGGTTCATCACGCGTCGCTTGAGGCCGTGAGGGGGGCGATTCCTCGTTGCGCCCAGAAATTAGTCGGGCAGGTAGAGCGAGCTGCGCTTCGGCGGAGCTTGTTCCTTGAGACGGGCGACGAGTGCGTCAACCTTCGGTCTCACCTGAGTGTCATACGCGAGAACGGCTTTGTTCGCGTAGGTGACGGCGTAGTTGTTGACTTGAAGCAGGTCCACATTCTTGAAGTGGTGGCAGACCATGCTGTAGTCCGTAAAAAATTCAATGCCGAGCTTCGCCATCTTGAGGCAGAAGCCGAGGTCTTCGCCTTCGATGATGCAGCGGTTGTCTTCCTTGTACTTGAACTCGAAGTAAGGCTGTTCAATCTGGGAAAACACTTCGCGCTTGATGAAGAGGCAGCCGGTTGCGAGTCCTGCAACGAAACCCGTGCCGACCTGCGGGCAGTTGCCAGCGTAGAGGCCGTTTGAGTTCTTGTCGTACACGCACATGACGACCGCAGGAAGGTCGTGGCCGGTCGGGGTCATGAAGACCGGGTACGGGGCGCCCGCAACCTGCCACTTGTCGCCGTGGACCGTGACCAAGTCCAAGATGTGCGGCGGTGGGGACACATCCGAGTCGAGGAACCAGAGGATGTCGCAGTCAGTAGCGAGGAACTCTTTCACAATCTCGTTGCGGGCGAAGTCGTGGAACATCCGCTGGCAAAAGACGGTAGGGTAGACGAATTCGATCTCATCCTTGTAGACTGCTTCCAAGCGGCGGAGGGCGTAGTTCTGAATGTCCACGCGCGTGCCGGTCGATGGGATGCCGAGATAGATTTTCGTCTTCTTCTTACTCATACTTTGGGGATGTCACTCAGGAGCTGGGAGGAAACGTCTTGGGAGACGCCCTTGCCCGCTGGCGTGAGACCCTCGCTAGGGCCTGAATCTTGTTCGGGCGCTTGGCCCGTCATCATCGACTCCTGCATCGCGGCTTGCTTCTTCTGGTCAATGTACTGGTGATGCTCTGAAATGTGATCGATGTACATCTGCTGGACTTCTTCCGGCATGGAGAGGAACGACGGCTCCTTCATGCGGCGAAGGTGGCTTTCGATATGCAGCTCGTGAAGCTCGTCTGCGAGTACGACCGGGCGATTGTCCGGAGAGTACTGCGCGTCGTTCATCAAGTCGTTTTCCCACTCGGCGCGGCGAACGTCTGGGCCTACTTCATTGTCGAAGCCTGTGATGCCCATGCGGCGGTTGAACTCTAACTTGTTCTTCGGGTCTTCCAAGTTGAGGGAGCCAATTTGCGCGAGCTGGAGAAGGAGAGCCTTCTCTGCCGACTGGAGCTTAGGGATGTTCGCGCCCGCTTCGATGTAGACGTTGCAGTTGTCGTAGAGGTCAGCTCCGATAAAGGAGTTGATTGCCTCGACAGGGATTTCTTTGTTCCGCGCGTGCAGCATACGGATGAACTCAGGGCGAGGCTCGCGGTAGAACTTGGAGATGACGCGGAGCTGCTTCTTCTGCGAGCACTCGACGAAACGCTTCCAGCGGTTCAGGGCTGGGCGGAGTTTGCCGGTGCCGACTTCAAACAACATTTCAAGTGCGGACGCTGCGGTGACGCCTGGAGGGCGGTCGCCTTTCAAGATGTCCACTGCGCCCGTGACCTGCTTCAAGTCTTCCATCTTCTGCGCGCGTTCCTGGAACACGGTAGAGTCGATGCCGGAGGCTGGGATAGTGCTTGGTGCTGCGGACCCTGCGCGATAGCGGATCTCGGCGCCTGGGCGTCCGGTCCACTCGCCGGGCTTAATGCCCGAGTCCATCGGGATGAGCTTCTGCGGAATCGCCATCGTCTTGCGTGCGAGCACGGTGACAGCGTCAATGCTGTTGATGGTCTTTTGGATTTCGGTTGCGTCGTCGAGAGGGCTCTTGCCCCAGAAGCGTCCAGGTACGCGCTCCCAGCGGAACTCGCTGTAAGGGTGCCAATCGCCAGCTTCAGGACCCTCGTAAGGGCTGTCGCCGGAGTAAAGCGTCTTCTTGTTCGCAACTGCAATCAGGCGCCCCTTCGGGTGCTTTGCGGATGGGCGCTCGTAGTACTCTTTCAGGACAACGGAGTTCTCAAGGACATCGTCGCTGCCGTCGCGGGAGTTGGTCGCCGAGAGGCCCGACGCTTTAACGCCGGACGAGGTCTTGAGCTGCGTGAAACGTTGCATCTCGCTGTTGAGAGATTTCTCTTCTTCCAGTTCGAGGGCCGCGCCCGTGTAGCCGTTCTCTTGCTTGCCGTAGATTTCTTTGACGAGGTCGATGGGCTGAATCGCGTACTCCATGATCCAGCGCGCGTTGTGGAGATCGGTCGCGAGAGGGTCAAGAGCTAGGCGGTAAGGTTCGACGACGGCTGTAGCTGCGTCGCCAAGCGGCATCATATCAAACAGGGTCTCGCCCGTCTCCGGGTCGATGGCTTCGCGTTCTTCTTCGCCGACCGCTGCGCCCGTCATAGGGTCAGTCTTCGGAACCATCTCAACGCGAGGGACTTTAACCATCTGAGCGGTGGAGTTGTCCCAGAAGTCTTTTTTAAAGACGGTCCCGTACACAATGGCGCAGGCCGCAGCGTACTCGAAGTTTTCCTCTTCGTGCAGGCGGGACCAGTTGGTTTCGGACACGACTTCAGCAAGCCTCGCAGCCTGCTTGTCTTTGTTCGTTTGGGTGTTGGGGCGGATCGAGATGCGCGGCTGGTTCTGGACTAAGTACGACTTGAGTGTCTGATAGACATCCATGATGTAGTTAGTGACCGGGCGCGGGACGTACTCGTTGGCCTTGGAGACGGAGAGCGTCTTCCAATTGCCACCAGATTGGCGGTCGCCGTCGTAGACGATCCACTGCTTTCCGTCCAAGAAGAGG